TCGTCTATGGTTGCAATTTTACCTGCCGTGGTTGTCCACACTGGTGTTGCCATTACTGTACTCCTTACAAGGGTATTTATTGGCGATTACCGACTATTATTCTTTGTACGAATCCAGTGTTCTAGGTGTTGTTGCAGTCCCTCACGTGTGATCTTGTCCTGTTCACGTCGTATGGCCTCTTCCAAACGTTTGATTTCAGAAAAAGGAGTCTTATTTCTATTACGGTCGTTGTAATGTTTTCTCATATTGCGTCATGCATGACGGATCTTACTGTGTTATTATGCTTGATCGTAGAACGGTATAACTCTCAAAGTTCCTGCAATCTTGATCTTCAAGTATCCTGTAGGTGCACCCGGTATCGCACTTGCACCACCCGCCGAACCAATAGTGGACTGCGTTGGGGTGTTGAAATCTATGGTTCCAGTACCCTGTGTGTTGATCGATAAATCACCGTCGGACGTGTCTATTTCTAATTTGTCTGCTCTGACCGTTGTTGCTTCCATCAATGTGAAGTTGGCTTCAGCCGCGGTAAGTTTTACACCCGTTCCACTTACGGCAACGTTTTGTCCTGTCGCTGGTGATATTGTGATACCACCTGATGTCGCAGATAAAGTGTTTCCGTCCATTCTCAGGTTGTCAACGTTCATCTGACCAGTGGTGGTCTGTGTTCCTGTGTGCGTGATGTTCGCACCTATCACAACTGCACCTGTACCTTGTGGTTCCAAGTTCAAGTCTGCGTTACTACCATTTGTTGTGATGTCATTCGTTGTCACAGATGTAGCAGTCAACACACCTTGAATGCTGTTGTTACCCACAGTGGTTGTGTTTCCTGTCTGTGTGATGTCAGCAGTCGTAAGTGTGCTTGAAACGGAAGCAGTCCCAGTGATGTTTGTGTTAGCGCCAAGTTCTATCGTTCCAGTACCTTGTGGATTGATAGTGATGTTTGCATTCGAACCATTTGATGTGATATCATTCGTTGTCAAGGAAGTTGTGGTTGTAACTCCAGTGATAATTGGTGCACTGATCGTTGGTGCTGTTAAAACTTTGTTTGTCAAAGTCTGAGCACCTGTCAGTGTCGCCACCGTACCGTCAATTGCTATGGTTACTGTGTTGTCTGTGCCCGCAGTTGTTATACCTGCTCCACCTGAAAATTGTAGGGATTCAGCGTCCAAATCAATTGAAAGTGTTGTTGAATCGTCACAAGCGAAATCTAGATCTGATGCTGTCACTTGTGCATCAACGTAAGTCTTGATCGCACCTTGCGTGGCCAATAGTGTTGCACTCGATCCTAACGTGCCATTGTCTATGCCTGTGACAGTTGCGCCAGTCGCCAATGCCAGTGATGTTCCGACCGATAATGTGCTACCTAAAGTAGTGGCTCCTGCTACATTCAATGTTCCTGTTGTTTGAATGTTTTCCGCTATGGTGATCTGAGTGGAATCATCTGAACTAATTGTTGTTCCGTTGAATTTTACTGCACCAAGTTTGATGCTTCCTGTGCCGTTTGGTGTAACGGTGATGTCACCGTTGGTAACACCGGTTGTAATTGCGAAAGTGTTTACATCTAGGTTTGCATCAAGTGTGTTGATATCGTTGTCAGAACCGTAAAGTTCTACAAAGTTGTCGTTTATCTTGTCAAACGCTGTTCTTAACGGATCACCGGTACCGTCATTTGCACTTGATCCAATGTTTATATTTTGTCTAGCCATACTTTATATTAATCCTTTTGTTACAGGTATTTATTGTTAATTCTATAAACCTAATGTAATTATTATGCGTCTATTAGTGTTCTCTGAAATTTGAACACTGTGCTATCACTGGTAATGTTTGTGGCTAAAAGCCTAACATTGCCATTCAAAATGTCTGCAGTGAATGTAGCCAGTTGTGTTGTGTGATTTGTTGTAGATCCAAATACAGTTAGGTATGCTTCGATGGTACTGTCACCACTTGGTGCATGTATAAGGTTGGCCTCTACTATCTCGAACCTGCTGTTGGTTGCATCTGATATTGAAATAAAATATTTTGCACTTCTATATGTACCTGATGCAAAGGTATCTATAGGGGAAGTAGCGGACGATGCCACGGTAGTGGTGTTGTCATTGATGTCTGAATGATTTAGAGTTGCACTTGCAGTGGCAAATCCTAAATTCCCTGATCCATCCGTTTTTAAGAGTTGATTTGCCGAGCCATCCGACGTTGGCATAGATAAACCATTCACTGTAACTGTACCTGAACCATTTCCTGATAGTTCTAAGTTTGCATTAGTAGTCGATGTAATTGTGTTATCACTAATAACCACACCGTCTATTGTAGCAGATGTATTAGCCGTGATCGTTGTAAATGTCCCAGCGGCAGGAGTAGTGCCTCCAATAGTGGTATTGTCTATGTTTCCACCATTGATATCTGCTTTTGCTATGTAAACATTTCCTGTGCCTGACGCAGAAAGGTTGAGATCTGAGTTGGTTACTGTTGTCTTTATTTCATTGTCAGTAATGTTGATGTTAGAATCAATTGTTAGGTTATCAATGGCTACAGTACCTGTTCCACTTGGTCTCAACACAAGGTCATCGTTTGTTCTGTCTGCGGAAATGTTGTTACCACTTATAGTAATTCCATCATTAAACAGTGCAGATGCGTAGACTTCAGTGAACATTGTGTTCACATTCTGCATCGCACTACGTAAGGTGTCACCTGTTCCGTCGTTTGCGTTTGATCCTACATTTAAGTTGATTCTTGCCATATTATACTTTTATTGTTCTCCTAACAAATTTTAAAACTTGACTTGTAGTGTTATTTACTTTCGCCCGTACCTTAACATTACCGCTATCTATTATTGAAGTAAACTCAAGTGAGTCATACACTGATGATCCGTCTCCTGTTCCGTTGTCAACACCGCCAAACACACTTATGTACCCATTTGATCCATCATGCGTGACGTTTGCTTCTACCANACTGTACCTATTGTTGGTGGCGTCTGAAATCTGAATCGTATATTTTGCTCCTCTGTATGTTGATGCACTGAAACTGTCGAAAGTCTGTGCAACACTGTTTCCTGTAATGGTATCTGTGCCATCGACTATGTCTGATACATCAAAAAGTATAGGTGATGTGAAATAAGAAAGTTGGCCACTGCCGTTTGTCTTGAATACTTGGTTTGCAGAACCGTCACTGGTTGGAAACACTATGCCATTGAATGACACGGAACCTGTACCTTGTCCTGTCAGTTCTAAGTTGGCATTGGAAGTGGTGGTAATGCTGTTGTCTGTTACTACAGCGCCGTCTATATTTGCTGTGCCTGAAGTTGTTAGGGTTGTGAAAGTGGCCGCCCCAGCGGTTGCTGATCCAATTGCGGTATCGTCAATTGTCCCACTTTGTAGATCTAGACTGTCCACTTTGATCGATCCGGTTCCATTGGCAGTGAGCAAAAGGTCAGCGTTAGAAGTGTTTACCTTGATGTCATTGTCAGACATCTTAATAGTGGAGTCTATAGTAAGATCACTCATCTGCACGATGCCTGTGCCGTTGCCCGCGAGCTCTATGTCAGCGTTAGATTGTGTCGCACTGATCACGTTGCCATCAAATGACAGTTGTGACAATGAGAAGTTAGGCTGTCCATAAACTTCCGTGAAGTTGTTGTTGATCTTGATGCCGGATCTTCTGATGGTATCACCTGTACCATCATCAGCCTGTATTCCGATGTTGATTACTTCCTGGGCCATTTGTTATCCTGCGGAAACTTTAAGAGTACCTGAACTGTTCCATAACTGACCTGCGTTGCTTGGATCACTAGTTGGAAGGTTTGCGATCATGACTTTAACCGGTGTTATAGCGACCGCACCTGTGCCATTTGCTGAAAGGGTAAGGTCTGCATTGGTTGTCAAAGTTGACAAAGTGGTGTCTGTGAAGAGCACTCTGTCGATCTCTACTTTTCCTGTGCCGTTTGGTTGTATCTTGACGTCTCCATTTGTTATGGATGTAGTGATAAGTCCTGTATCAGGGTCACCAACGATCTGATAAACCTCTTCAAAATTGGTGTTGACCTTGTTCATAGCGGTACGTAAGGTATCGCCTGTTGCTGGATTTCCCGCTGTTCCTGTGTCTATCGTTAATCTTGCCATAATATGATACTCGTATTTATTAAATAATAATATGTTCATAGAAACCCTAAAGACGATGAAGTTGTACAAGAGGGAGAGCAAACTGGGTACAATGCACAACTACCACAGGAAGAACCTGATCTATGTGTTCAAGTGCGATGCCTGTTCAGAGACATTCATGAGACCCAAGAGCAAGGTTGATCCGGACCGTGCATCAAACGACTACAAACACGTGTGTAATAAATGTGATTCCAAGAAGTTCGCTCAATCAGTGGGCGTCAAGATGCGTAGGGTGTATCAGTTGGACGCCAGCAGTACCAAGACCCTATAATCTTTTCCACTTGATGTCATCACGACTGCCATCTATCCATCTCTGTAGGTCAGCATAAATCCCACACATTATATTTGATTGATCGAAGTACCAACGCAGGAACGGATTGCCCTCGAGATACTCACGCCTGTTGATGAAGTAGAAATTAGTTTTTGGAAATTTACGGAATGTCTGACGCAATTGGTACATCCATTCATATTTTAGGTATGCCTTCATACTGTCTCTGTTAGGATAATTGATTGTGTTTTTATATATGTTGTTTTGCAATCTACTAGGCGTGTCCACTTCCCATTGCCTTGCACCCATGATGTCGAATGCTAAAATTACTACATTCTTGATACCGGACTCAGCGGCCAATAACACTGCCGAACATCCTGATCCACGTGCTTTAGAGAAATCATTTGTTTTAATCTTCCCACCTTTCTTGGCGTTACCGCCACGCCATATACGATAAATTTTTAATCCTGCAGGCACGTCATTTTCTTTATCGCTATCACATATGTAATTCCATTTACTGATATCATTAATGCCATATATTTGTGGAGATTCCTTCCCATTGTTGTGCCACTTTGAAAGTTCTTGATACATCTCTGGACTCACTCCAACAATGTGATCGCATAACTTTGGATGATCCCTGTATATGGCGTTACAACCGTAGATAACTCCATGGCCTTTCAGTTTGTTTATTGGAAAAATATTTCTCGATTCACCGTTGCCTATTATGAAAGCAGTATCCATTACACCCCAAATGACTCTCCACAGCCACACCCGGAAGATGCGTTTGGATTTGATATTTCAAATTGGGAACCAAAAACTTCTTCTTTCCAATCAATCTTGGTTCCTGCCACGTATAACATAGACGTTTCATCCACAACGAACTTTCCTGTGTGCCAGTCCTCCACATGATCATCTTTACCAATGGATTCTTTTGTGTCGGCAAAACCCCATTCATATTTGAATCCTGCACACCCGCCTCCCTGCACTGCTAGGGTCACCGCGTACTTGCCTGGATTTTTTTCCAGAAGTTTCTCAATCTGATTTTTTGCTTCATCAGTGATTTCAAACCATTTATGATTTTCGTAACCTTCCATACTAGTAATTATCCTTAATGTTTGCCACTGTTCTGTATTCCCACTGCCAACCAGAATCTCGTTGCATCTCTTTTTATTTCAAAACTCATGTAGGAGTTTTGGTGTTCCCAGTGATTCTTAGGATTCGCTATCTCACCTGATGGTTCGAACCACCAACCCCATTTTCCAGTGCAGTTTTCTTGGCACCATTCTATGCATTCTGCCATTATGCCGTTGCTGTTCATGTCAACGTTGTACTCATATTGTTTCATATATCCGCAGTCTTCTGGTATCTCACTTAGGCCGGCACTTATCCTTTTTACTTTTACTTTTCCAAAATGTTTCATTAATTTGTATAATACCCTATTCCGTACTTTTTATCAACTACATTTTTATGGCATTTCTGTGAACATTCTACAAAGGCATTTTTATTGAAACTGTCAAAAAGTGTCTGCCAGATGTCGTCATTAAGTATTTCTTCAATAGATCTATTACCTTTAGCATTTACCAAAGGCTTGTTCTTAACAAAAAAACTATCTTCCCAATTGATCACCTTGCCGTCGTGTTCAAGGCTTTTGTAAGGAAAACTTGTCCAACTGCAAGGAAATATAGTTCCTTCTGCATTCATATACAAACCTCTGTTTCCTATCAAACACATTGGCACTATGTCGCCAGTGAACTTTTTCTTAATTTCTGTGAATTTTTTGTAGTTCGTTTTCATGTAATTCAATCTCGTCGGTGTTCTGCCCGAAAGATTTTCTATGTGTCTTTCATATCGGTGTGTCTTGCTTATGTATTTGTCGCTCGGTTCGAGTGTGTCTTTCACGCCACCATAAGCATCGCCATATTTAGAACCAAATTTGGTACTGAAAGTTAGTTGTAATTGGTCACATCCTTGTTTCTTTGCTAGTTCTTTAATATGATCTAAATGCTCTTCATTAAATTTGAACACAATGGTNGCCCAGTTCACAAACATTTCACTTTTATCTGCACAAATTTTCATCCCTGCCATTATGCTGTCCCAATGATTATTGACCCTGTACAG